GAATGGCCATTAGAGGATTAGGCAAAGCTTTTAAAAACAGCAAGAGATAATGGGCAAAGCAAAAAAAATAGGAAAAGTTCTTAAAAAAGTTAAAGAGAATATGTTTCCAAAAGAAGGCCAGGGCAGACTGGGTGACTTTCCTAATCAAACTGCTGACTTTAGTAGCATGACTCCTGCTCAAAAAGCAAAAATGAAAAAAAAGGCAAAAGATGCTGCAATAAATACCATGGGTGCAGCTGGCGCTGGCTTAACAGCATATGGAGCAGCCTCTAGTATATCTGATAATAAAAAAAAGAAAAAATACACTCCATCGAACAGAGAAGCTAAAAAAGGTTTTGGAATAGAGAAAAAATAATGGCAGACATAGACAAAGCGATTACCTTTGACGAGCAGGTAGAACTAAAAGTTAGAGACCGAAGCAAAGGCATGGATGTTGAAGTCGATGTAACCGAAGATAATCCAGATCTTGATTCCTTTGAACAGATGGAAGATGGAAGCATATCTTTTGGTGAAGCCACCCCTGAAGAAATAGAAGTAGACTTCTACGAAAACTTAGCAGAGGTTATAGACGATGCTGACTTAAGATCTCTTAAGAACGATCTTATGAGCAACATCGATTCTGATAAAGAGTCTCGAAGCGATTGGGAGAAAACATACAAAGATGGCCTAGAATATCTAGGCATGAAGTACGAAGAAAGATCGCAGCCGTTTGAAGGCGCATCAGGTGTTATGCATCCTTTGCTTGCAGAAAGTGTTACCCAATTCCAAGCGCAAGCTTACAACGAACTCTTACCATCTCAAGGCCCAGTCAAGACTCAAGTGCTTGGCATGACCACACCCGAAACAGAACAACAAGCAGCTCGTGTGCAAGAGTTTATGAATTATCAGCTCATGCAAGTAATGCGAGAGTATGACTCTGAGACAGATCAAATGTTGTTCTATCTACCTTTAAGTGGTTCAGCATTTAGAAAAGTATATTACGATCAAAACTTAGGCAGAGCAGTTTCTAAGTTTATTCCAAGTGAAGATTTAATTGTTCCATACGGAGCAACAGACTTGCACAGCGCAACTCGAATCACGCATGTTCTTAACATGTCCATGAACGAGATACGCAAACTGCAACAAATAGGTTTTTATCGTGATGTAGAATTAAACAACAGTGGCGTAAACGAAGTTGACGATATTCAAGAAGAGATTGATGAACTTCAAGGCGTTAAACCTAACTACGATGATGACGAAACATGTCAAGTGTATGAGTCTCACACTGAGTTAGACATAGAAGGTTTTGAAGACATGAACGCTGAAGGCGAAGAGACTGGCATTAAGTTGCCATACATAGTCACCATAGCCAACGGAAAGATTCTATCTATTCGCAGAAACTACAAAGAAGACGATCAGCTTAAACAGCGCATCAACTACTTTGTGCATTACAAGTTTTTACCAGGTCTAGGCTTTTACGGCTTTGGCTTGACACACATGATTGGTGGCTTATCTAAAGCTGCAACCTCTATTTTGCGTCAGCTTATTGACGCTGGTACTTTATCGAATTTACCAGCTGGATTTAAAGCCCGTGGAATTCGTATTCGTAATGACGATCAGCCTTTACAGCCCGGTGAGTTCAGAGACATGGATGCACCCGGTGGTAGTTTGCGAGACGCTTTTGTACCGTTACCTTTTAAGGAGCCAAGTCAAACCCTTCTCTCTCTCCTAGGGATCTTGGTCGATAGCGGGAGGCGTTTCGCATCTATCGCAGACATGCAAGTCGGTGATTCAAATCAAAATGCACCAGTTGGTACAACAGTGGCTTTGTTAGAAAGAGGCACTCGTGTTATGAGTGCCATTCATAAAAGATTGCATTCAAGTCAAAGAATTGAGTTTGAAATATTGGCAAAAGTTTTTGCTGAGTATTTACCTCCAGCTTATCCATACTCCACAGCCAATGGCAATCAAACCATTAAGGCTTTGGACTTTGATAGCCGTGTAGACGTATTGCCTATTTCAGACCCAAACACTTTCTCTATGAGTCAACGAGTAATGATGGCTCAAGAGATGTTAAGGACTGTACAAAGCAATCCTGAGATTCATGGGCCAACTGGAATATACGAGGCTTACAGAAGAATGTATTCTTCTATGGGCGTGCAAGACATTGAAAAGCTTTTGCCACCTCCGCCTAAACCACAACCGATGGATCCTGCAAATGAAAACGCTATGTTGATTGCAGGTAAACCTGCTCAAGCGTTTGCTGGACAAGATCACGATGCGCACATTAACACGCACGTATCTTTGTATGGAACTGTTACTGCACAGACAAACCCAATGGTTTTATCTTTAATACAGTCACACATTTATCAGCACGTTTCTTTTAGAGCGTCTGAAATCGTGGATGAACAAAATGCTCAGAACCCAGAGTTCCAAAACATGATGCAACAAATACAGCAACTGCCTCCAGAGGTTAGCATGCAGTATCAACAACAATTACAACAGTCGGTGGCAAGAGACGTAGCTGCAGTAGTCTCTCAGTTGATGGAACAAATAAATTCTATCTTCATGCCACCCCCGCCACAACCCGATCCTTTGGTACAACTAAGAGGCAAAGAGCTGGACATTAAATCTGACGATGTACAACGCAAACGCGAAGAGTTTGCTCAACGTCAACAGTTTGATTCTATGAAAGCCATGCAAGGAAACCAATTGGCAGAACAGCGTTTGGCTATTCAACAAGATATTGCTAAGATGAAAGACAACATAGCAAGAGAAAGAATGGATCAATCAGCACAATTTAAAGCAATGGACATTATGAGAGGTAACAAATGAGTTCAATAAGACAAGAACAGGCAGCAATGCACAAGAAACTATTAAAAGAAGAAGAGGAGCGCAGAATCAATGGCAATCAACCGATCATCAATGAGCATGCAAATATCGACATCGAGAAAATCGCGAAACAGGCCGACAAAGAAGCCAACGAAGTCCTTGCAGAAGTCATCAAAGCAGTTAAACCCACAAAGCCTAAAGTTGTCGTTAAGACTAAGAGGGTAGCTAAAAAGAAAAAATAGTATGCCTCTAAAAAAAGGTAGCAGTAGGAAGACAATATCTGCTAATATAAGTGAGTTAACACGCAGTGGTAAAAAACCAAAGACTGCGATAGCAATTGCTCTTGAACAAGCAAGAAAAAATAAAGGTAAAAAAAATGGAAAAAGTTAAAAACGTTAAATCAAGCGTAACCATCAAAGATCAAGGAACTGTAAATTACTCAGGTCCTAAGAAGATTGCTAACGGTGGCAAACCTGGAAGACACGGAGCTGGTAAATCTAGAGGTGGCGGAGCTGCTTTAAGAGGAACTAAATTTTACGGCATCTGTTAAATGGCTGATCGAATTAGCTTGCCTCCTACGCCTCCGGGCCTTCAAGATCAAATGTATCGAGGAGGTGGTGGGCCACAACGTATGCCTACACCCCCAAGACAAGCAAACACTCTTGTAGTTGGTGGCCCTGCGTATTTTACGCCTGAAGGCTATGAAGCTCCTATTCAACCAACTCAATCATTCATGCCTACCAATGTGGCACCTGATCCAATTCGGGATCAATTTAATAGACAGCTTCCTCCGATTCAAAGACCGCAGCCTCCGGTACCTGCACCAACACCTGCACCAGCTCCAACTCAAACAGGAGGAGTGCCAGAACCTGAACCTTATGTTCCACCAATTCCTACTCCTGCACCTGCACCTGCTCCAAGTCAAGGCCCAGATAGAGGATCAGCAGGATCAGCAGGACCAGCACCTCAAGAAGATACCCCAAATTTTTTAGCGTTTCAGCAAACACCAGAGTATCAAGATTGGGTTAATAGTGGCGGAATAGGAACAATGGATATGTACACTGCCAGTGATGGCAGAAGATTTGGTTCTGGAACTGCGGGAAGAATGTATGAAAGATATTTAGCTTCATTGGGACAAGAAGATTCAAACACTTCTGCTCCCGCACCAGTATCAGCACCTGAACCAGAATTTGTACCTCCGCCTACAATGCCAGAGCCTAATGGATTCTTTCCAGGCGTAACACCTGACTTTTCAAACTTAGACTTTAGTGGATTGTCAGACTTAAGCTTAGAGGACATGGACTTTAGTAACTTACCAGGTATGATGCCTCCTCCAGTTTCACCCCCAGCAGCAGCAACAATGCCAGCTCCAGCTCAAGCACCTGCACCCGTTTACACACCACCGCCATCTCAAGTACCAATGCAAGACATGATGGATGATTACGACTTTGGAAACCCAAATTTAAGAAACATGAGAGGGTTTGACCCTAGAAGATAAAATAACACAGGCAGGAGAGAGCCATGGACGCTATAAACTTAGCAGAATACTTATTTAAAAATTTAAGACAAAGAGAACAGAACACTGTTGACATCGTTGCTGGTGGCAATGTAAGATCGATGGAAGATTACAAGTATCTTATGGGAGA